GTAGCGTGCGCGCGGCCGAAAGTTGTGAAATCGATTCCTGCCGCCAAAATTCAGGAGGGTAATCACATGGGCAAAAGAGGCCCTCGGCCCGCTCCGACGAAAATGAAGCTCTACAGGGGCAATCCAGGGAAAGAGAACCTCGGCAAGAAACTCCGCTCCGAGGTTCAGCCTCCGGCGGCCGACATCGCTGCCCCCGAGATCCTGACCGGGATCGCGCTCGATGTCTGGAACACCCGCGCCCCGCAGCTCGCCGCGATCGGCCTGCTGACGGTCGTCGACCTCCAGACGCTGGAGCGATATTGCCTCACATACGAATTGTTCTACCAGGCCTACCAGTCGGTGAAGGCCGACGGGCTCTCGTCGTCGACGGCGGCCGGTACCAAAAAAGGAAACCCCGACGTCGTCGCCATGCGCGGCTATCACGCCGATCTGCTCCGTATCGAGCAGGAGTTTGGCCTCACCCCGAGCTCGAGGTCCGGTATCTCGACAGAACATGCCACGGAAACAAACCCCCTCGCCGCATTCCTCCAAGGCTAGACCGCGCTCTCGCAAACGACCGGAGGCCGTGCCCGGGTTCGTCTACGACCAGGCCAAGCCGGATCGAGTGATCCAGTTCGTCGAGACCTTCTGCCAGATGTCGAAAGGCGAATGGGCAGGTCGGCCGATGAAGCTGCTCGACTGGCAGAAGCGGGACATCATCGATCCGCTCTTCGGCTGGCTCGACGACCAGGGCCGCAGACGCTACAGGTCGGCGGCGATATTCACGCCGAAGAAAATGGGCAAGAGCACGCTCATGTCGGCGCTCGCGATCTGGTTTCTGATCGGCGAGAGGGAGCCAGGTGCCGAGGTCATATCGGCGGCATGCGACCGGCAGCAGGCGGCGATCATCGCCCGCGAGGCGGCGGCGATGGTGCGGGCATCCCCCGAGCTCTCGCAGGTGCTCGAGGTCATCGACTCTCGGAATACGATCCTCCATCGGGCGAGCAACTCGCGATACACGGTAATTAGCGCCGACAGTTTCCGGGCCGAGGGTATCAATGCCTCAGCCGTGCTCCTGGACGAGGCACACGCGCAGCGCGACACCCGGCTATACGATGCCCTACGCTACGCGGGCGCATCTCGCCGATCGCCGATGGTCATCTCGATTTCGACGGCCGGGTACGACAGGTCGCCGAATGCTTTGTGGTGGCAGCTCTGGCAATACGCCGAAAAAGTCCAGGCCGACCCGGCACACGATCCGACATTCTTCGGAAAGATCTACAAAGCCGACGACGACCCGGCGACCTGGTTCGATGAAGCGCAATGGTTTAAGGCCAACCCATCGCTCGGCCACACGATCTCTCTCGAGTCGTTTCGCGCCGATGCTGTCCAGGCCAGGCAGAATCCCGCCGCGCTGAATCAGTGGGCGAGATACCGGATAAACGTACCGACCGAGGCCGATTCTCGCTGGTTCTCGCCGGAGGTCTGGGCCGCCTGCGGGTCGCCCGTAAAGCCGCTCGAAAACCGACGCTGCTACCTCGGGCTGGATCTCGCCAGCAATCGAGATTTCACGGCGGCGGTCGCCTGGTTCCGCGACCCAGACAACTTCCGCGAGTGGGACATTGACTGCCTATTCTGGTTCCCTGCCGACGCCGTCGCTGAGAGGGAGCGGCGCGACCGGATACCGCTGACGCAATGGATCCGCGAGGGATGGGTCCGGACTACTCCCGGGGTCCGACTGGATCACGACGCGGTCGCCGCCGACATCCTCGACTACGCGAAAAACCATAACGTGCAGCAGGTTTGCGCGGACCCGTGGAACCTTGGAGCGATCGCCTCGCGGCTTCAATCGGGCGGTCTGGATGTCGTAGAAATTCGACAGAGCGTCGGATACCTCAGCGCGCCGTCGAAGCTTTTCGAGAGCCTGGTTCACGAAAAGCGGATCAGGCATGGAGGCAATCCGGTCCTCTCGTGGATGGCCTCCAATGTGCAGCTCCTGATCGACCCGTCAGGAAACATCAAGCCCGACAAGGGCCGATCGACGGAAAAAATCGATGGAATCGTCGCGGCAATCTGCGGGCTGGCTGGAGCGTCTACGGCAAACGCTGACGACGAGCTCGCCGACTGGTCGATCCAGATCATCTGAAGACGAGCCGCCATTTACGCCCGACGAGGCCTACACGATCCGGGCCCTCGACGCCCTGGCTCCGCAATACTGGGGCCTCGAGCCGATGGATCGGCTCACGGCCCAGACCGCGATCAGGGTCACGGCGATTCTCGCCTGCATTCGGTTCATCGCCCAATCGATCGCCTGTATGCCGATCGAGCTCTATCACGTTGGCGACCGCCGCAAGCGGCCAGCCGTCGATCTGCCCTGCTACCCGGTCCTGACCAGACAACCCAACGGCTGGCAGTCGACCTATTCGTGGCTCGAGCAGATGGTTTTTCATACCGCCCTCTACGGCAACGGATACAGCCGGATCATCCCCGGCAATCGTGGATTCTGCTCGCAGCTCATCCCGCTCCATCCGAGCCGCGTTCTCGTCAAGCGAATGAGCGACAACAGCCTCGAGTACACACACACCGACGCATTCGGGCGGACGGAGTCATTCTCACAGGACGAGGTCGTGCATTTCCGATGGCTCTCGGACAACGGCTACATCGGGCAGATGCCCGCAGACCTGTGCGGGACCTCGGTCAGCCTGGCTCGAAAGCTCGACGTCGCGGCCTCGGCCTACTGGGACAATTCGGCACGCCCGGACACGGTCCTCGAGACGACCGAAAAGATTCCCGAGGAGGGAATGGCTGCCCTCCGAGCCGGATGGCGGGACGCCTACGGGGGCCCGCGAAATCGCGGCAAGGTCGCGATCCTGCCGAAGTCCGTCACGGCCCGGACCCTCGACGGCAACTCGATGGAATCGTCGCAATACATGCAACAACGCTCGGCGATCGTCGCCGAGATCGCGAGGATCTTCGGAGTCCCGGCGACCCTGATCGGCCACGAGGGCGCGATGAAATGGTCGACCGTCGAGCAGGAGCACCTCGGAGCTCAGGTCTGGTGTCTGCTGCCGTGGCAGCATCGGATCGAGTCGGCGATCGACGTCTCGATCCTGTCGGCCTACGGCCTGGACGTTTACTCGAAGCTCGATAACCGAGGCCTGATGCGTGCCGACTCCGCCGGACGGGCGCAGCTCTACCAGGCCCTCTGGTCGATGGGCGCGATCACTCCAAACGAGATCCGGAACCTCGAGGACCTACCGATCCTCGACAACCCGGCGGCCGACGAGACTTACATCCAACTCGGATTCTCGACGCTCTCGGCGGCGGCGGCGCAGTCCCCGCAGCAGCCTCTGGCAACCGACGCCCCAGTCGACCCGCTCGTTCCAGCCCCAGACATGCCATCGGACCTCCCGGCCAGCGGCCCGGCGGGACCATTTATTTCAGGAGCCGACGATGTCCTCCTCAGTTGAACGTCGATTTCTCACGCTCGGCGAGATGCCGACGAAGCTCCGCGTCTCCCGCCGCAAGGCCGGAGGGATGAAGTTCTCAGGCTACGCGGCTCGCTACTCGTCGGCCTCGAGCGACCTCGGAGGGTTCCGCGAGATCCTCGCGCCGGGGGCCTTCGACAAGGTTCTCTCAAAGCGGTCGAAGTCCGATGTCATCCTCGCGTACAACCACAACCCCGACCACCTTCTCGCGCGGACGAGCTCGGGGACGCTGAAGCTCACGAGCGACGAAAAGGGCCTCCGGTTCTCGGCCGACCCGCCAGAGACCCAGCTCGCGAAAGACATCGGCGAGCTCATCCGTCGCGGCGACCTCACCGGCGCGAGCTTCGCCTTCACGGTCGCGCCGAAGAATGAAGCCTGGTCGACCGACGAACGCGGCAACTCCGTCAGGACGATCCGAGAGGTCTCAGAGCTGTTCGATGTCTCGATCGTCACGACCCCGGCCTACCCGGCGACCTCGATCGCCATGAGATCTCTCCGGGCATGGCAGCAGGCTCGGGCCATGATGGGCCAGGCCATGCCAGCCCCCGAGTACCAGGGCGAGGAGCAGCAAGAGGGGCAGGCGCCAGCCGGGCCGGGCCTCACCATCTCGATCGACTACGACGACACATTCTCGGCCGCGCCGGGGCTCTGGCTCTCGTTTATCGAGGAGGCCTGCGAAGACGGGAATACGGTCATTCTCACGAGCCGCCGAGAGGACACTCCGGAGAACCAGGCTCAGATCCTCGCGGCCATCGGCGAGGAATCCTATCTGTCGGCCGTCATCCTCGCCGGGCCGGATTCCACAAAGCGGGACGCGGCCATGGCGGCTGGTTTCGAGGTCGATATCTGGATCGACGACGAGCCGAGCACGGTCGACGGCCCGCTCGAAAACCAGCGGTCGGCATCGATCCGGATCGGGGCCCGGCTGGCGGCTTCCAGGGCGATCGCCGGTTTCAACCTCAGGAGGATCCTCGACCGTGTCACCCGCTAAATGCAGGGCCTGCGGCGAGCGGATGCGAGTCGACTCCTCGAGGAGATGCGGCGAGTTTCAGCTTCAGTATCTGGAATGCGTTCGCTGCGCGGCCCGCCGGAGTCGCGTAGTCGATAGGGCCCAGGTCTGGCCGCGAAAGGGAAAGTTATGAGCGTATCGCAGGCGGTCTCGGCGGCGACCGATCTCCCGACCGTAGAGGCCAAGGTCCGGGCATTCGTGGCCGTGGCGATTTCCTCGTCGGCCGATGGCCTCACGATCTCAGAGATGGGCGAGCTGACGGTCGCCCTGCTCCGCCTGGTGATTGCCTCCCTGGACTCCATCCCAGCAGACGGTGCCGAAAAAAAAGCGTTCGCGCTCGCCGCAGTCGGGCAGCTCTTCGACGCCGTCGCGGATAGCTGCGTACCGATCATTGCCAAGCCGATCTGGTACGTCCTCCGCCCAACCGTCCGGCAGCTCGTGCTCCTGGCAGCGTCCGGCATGATCGAGCAGCTCCTCCCCCTGGTACGGATGTCCTCCCGATGACTATCGCGATTCTCCTCGCCATCGCCGCCGCCGCCGTCTACCTCTGGCCGTCGAGCCCTCGGCCTGCGGTCGTCGCCCGGCCGCCGATGCTGTCGCCGCCCGTCGACCGTGCCCCACGGGCCCCGACATATCAGGGCGCGATGTCGAGCCTTGCCCAGGTCAGGCATCGGCTCATCGCCACCGAGAACCTCACTGACGCGGCAAAGGCGGCCGTCGACGCCCTGACGCTTGCGCTGGTCGCAGGCTCGGACAAGGAGTAGCCATGTTTCGGGACTTCCTCGCCGCCGCCCTGCTGGCCGCCGCCATTGTCGCGGCCTTGTCGCCGTGGCAGCAGGCCCCGACGCCTGCGCCGCCGTCGGCTGGCGATCTCGACCTCCGGGGGCAGTTCGTCGGCCCGGACGCCTCGGCGGATGCCGCGACTCTGTCGGCGCTCTGTGACGAGCTCGCCGCGTGCATCGAGCTCGACGCCATGCGGGACGCCCCGAGGCTCAGGACTGGAGCGAGCATCGAGGATCTGAGGGTCGCGGCCCGCGAGGCCCGAATGCGAGGGGCATCGCTGGGGGCTCGCCAGCCGAAAGTCCGGGACGCGGTCAAGGCCTTCCTCGACTCGAAGGCCGGGTCGTCCGGAGGCCCGCTCTCGCCGGAGCAGCGGTCGGCATGGGTCTCCGCATTTCGAGACATCGCGAGGGCCGCCGCCGATGCCTCGAAGTGATTTTGGCCAGCGCCTGCTAGTTGTCTCGGCCGCCTGCCTCGCGGTCTCCGTTGCGGCCTGGCTCTGGACATACGGCCTGACTTACGTCGACCGAGCATTCCTCGGGAATGCAAACTTCGGCTATCGCCCGGACCCAGATGGAACGAGGGAATTTCTTCGCGAGCTCGAGCGGCCGACATTCCGCCAGGCCGGGGCCGACGTTATCGCCGGGGCGAAGGGCGTCGACACATATCTTTACCGCTACGCGGACCGAGCTCATCGAGCGGTCTACGGAAAACCTTTCGCCCCATGGGACCAAGGATCGGCCGGGACATGTGTTTCCTTTGGCTGGGGCCTTGGGTCGTACATGGTCCAGGCGGTCGACTGGTCTCAGGGCCTCGTGCCCGCGCCGCCGCTGCTGGTCGCGACGGAGCCAATTTATGCAGGATCCCGGACGGAGGGCCGCCTGCCCCCGGTCTCGTTCGCCGGATGGTCCGACGGATCCTACGGCGGTGCGGCCGCCCGATGGGTCGCGGGCCTGAAGAACGGCCGGGGCGGGATCGCGTACCGAAAAAGGTACGGCGACGGAGAGCTCGACCTCACGACCTACTCGACCACAAAGTCCCGGCAATGGGGCGCTTACGGCTGCCCGAGCGAGATCGCCATCGAGTCCAATAAACACACCGCCCGCGACGTCGCGCTCTGCGAGACATGGGAGGGCCTGACCGCCGCGATCGAGAGCGGATTCTGCGTGCCCATCTGCTCGAATGTCGGTTTTGCCAGCGGCGACAGAGACGCGGACGGATTTCTCCGCCGCGCCGGAAACTGGAGCCATTGCATGCTTATCTGCTGCGTGAAATATGCGGCCAACAGTGGAAAGAATTTCGAGCCCCCAATGCAGTCTCCGAGGGACGGAGTCCTCGTCGTGAATAGCTGGGGCTCCGGGTGGGTCCGAGGCGGAAAGCATCCGGCCGACCAGCCCGACGGCAGCTTCTGGATCAGCCGCGCCGATGCCGAGGCAATCCTGAGGCAGGGCGACTCATTCGTGATTGGCGGGGTCGGAGGCTTCAAATACAGGGACCTCCACAACGGAAACTGGATGAATTCAAAATGAGCAGGACAACCTCGGCTATCGTCGTCTGCCTACTTCTCTGGCTTTGCTTTGCGGGCCCGGCCTCGTCGCCGACGCCGCCCCGGCCAGACCGCCCCGTGCTCTCGGTCGTCGCCAGGCTGGCGCGGCTCGGGCTCTGGGTCATGCTCGCGAGCGAGCGGCCTCCGACTCCGTCGCCGGTCGTCTATCACGCCCAAGTCGACAGCTCAGGCGATCGCGTCCTCGCACACGGGGAGGGCTGGTGAATATCTGGTCATGGATAGCGTGGGCCCTGGCCTACTGGAGCTCGGACCCTGCGGCAATCGACCGCGAGGCGCCTCGAGCTGCTGCGGCGGTGGCCTACGCATACAGCGCGACCGCCGAGGATCCCTCTCCGGACAGGTAGCGCGTACTACCAAAGTACATACCTTGACCGGCCATCGGTTCAATCGCGTATCGACCTGCGACATATTGGCGACATCAGTTTCCAAAAACTCAAGGACTACGACACATGAACCGCCGCCGCCTGCTCCAGGATGAAGCCGCCAAGCTCGCGAATCAGATCGAGGAGCTGCGGGCCCTCGCCCCGGCCAACGACGCCGAGGCGGCGACGATCGCCGAGCGGCTCGACGACGCCAGCAAGCGATCCGAGCAGATCCTCCCCGAGCTCGACCGAGAGAACGCTCTCGACTCCAGGCTGAAGGCCCTCCGCTCCACCGTCACCGACGGTTGCGAGCATCGGGACGCTCTGTCCCGTGGCGAGGCCCCGACGGTCGAGACCGCCGAGGCGGCCGCCGTCCGAGGCTTCGGCTCGCGGCGAGAGGCCCGCGAGGTCGGCATCGCCCTCCGGAGCCTGTTCCGGGGCGAGACCCGCGCGATGGGCGAGTCCTCGACCGCCTACGACGGCAAGGGCAGCGAGTACGTCGTCGTCCAGCTCTATAACGCCGTGATCAACATCCTGAAGTATCAGTCGATCGCCTTCCAGGTCGCGAACGTCGTCGAGACCAACTCCAACCGGATCACGTTCCCCAAGGTCGGCGAGATCGCCGCGACCCCGATCAGCGAGAACACCGACACGACCGACGTCGATGTCTCGACCTCGGGCGCTACTTGCAACGTGCTCGACTGGCGGTCGAGTGTGGCCGTCAGTAACACCCTGATCGAGGACAGCCCGGTCGACGTCGCCGGTCTCGTCGCCAATCGTCTGGCCTACGGCTACGCGAAGTCGATCGACAAGGCCTGGCTCCAGGGCTACAGCTCCGGCGGGATCACGATCGGCGGACTGTTCGCCGCCCTCGACTCCGGGAACGTCGTGACGGTCGCCAAGACTGCCGACACGACGGTCAAGAACTTCGCCGATGTCGTCGGCAAGATCGACCCCTACGCGATCGCCCCGAGCTGGGTCGTCGGGACTTCCGGATGGGCAGAGATCATGAAGGTCTCGTCGACCCTGCTGAACGCAAACATCGTCGACGGAATGGCGGCGACCCTCTGGGGCACCCCGGTCCGGAAGGCATACAACATGCCCGCCAATGTCTACGCGATGTACGGAGACTTCAACTTCTCGACGCAGATCGCGGTCAAGCCGAATGGCCTCCAGATCACGGCCGCCCGCGAGCTGCTGATCAGGAAGAACGCGACCCTGTTCGTGGGTATCCAGCGGTTCGGAATCCTCAACAGCTCGCCGGAATTCGCCGCCGCCCTCAACAAGGCGACGACCTGATCGAGCCAAAAGAGATAACAGAGCGGCCGGGTCGGCAATCCGGCCCGGCCGCTCGTCTTTATGATCACGCTCCGGCTCATCACAAACTACAGACGATATCGCAAGGGTCAGACGATCCAGGCCTCCCCGGGCCTGGCGGAGATCCTGATCGCTCAGGGGATCGCGGTCGAGGATAGGCAGGGGCAGATAGAGGCCGTGGCAGAGCATGCCGTTGCCTCCCGGCCGGTGATCAGGACAGCCGCCAAATAGGAGCCTCCGATGCCCTACCCGTATCTGTACCCCGTGCAGATGGCCTACGGCGTCCCATCTCCGAGACATCCGGTCTCGGTCGTTCCCGTGGCCGCCCCCGCCCTGGAGCCCGTCTCTCTCGACGAGGCCAAGGCCCAGCTCCGAATCCTTAAAGACTTCACCGACGACGACCTCTTCGTCCAAGGGCTGGTCGCGACCGGCCGTCGGGTCGTCGAGCGGCGGCTTGGGATAACGCTGATGGCGACCCAGTTCCGGGCCACGTTCGCCGACCCTCTCGACCTGCTGACCAACCGCCACGAGAGCAACTGGTGGGGCTGGAGCGACACGCTCGAGCTCCCATATGGTCCGCTCCTTGTCGACGCCTCTCATCCGGTCTCGGTCACGGCCGGAGGAGTCGCGCTCGCCTCGTCTGCCTATACGGTCGACGCCGACAGCCGACCAGGCCGAATCCGGCTCGCGAGCCCCGGCAACAATTCCCAGATGATCGTCCTCTACTGGGCTGGCTACTCGTCCGCCGACCTGGTTCCGCCGACCATAAAGTCGGCCATCCTTCTGCTCGTCGGCCACTACTGGCTGCATCGTGAGTCGGTTGTCACTGGCACAATCTCGCAGG